GAAGAACAGATCAACATTGCCAAGGCTATTATCGGCAGCTTGAAAGATTTCCTGAATTCGTGGTTTATTTCACTGTTCGCCATTGTTGATGCTGTGGTTAACTTGTTCCGGGGCGATTTCCAAGGAGCACTATCGTCGCTGCAGATTGCATTCGAATCGTTCTTTGAGGCGTTTCGCAATCTTTTTGCTCCGATAATCGCATTTGTACAAGAGCAATTCGACGCGTTCGTCAACTATTTGGTCGACGTGTTCGAGCCATTCACGCCTATTCTTATGGCATTCGCCAATCTATTAAGCTTCGTGTTCCTCGCTCCGATCAATATGATTAAAGAGCAGTTTTCAGCGGCGTTCGACTGGATAATGACCATCATTGATAGTGTTATGGGCAAGATCAACGGAGCGGTCTCTCTGGCCGGGCGGGCGGCATCCGCACTCTCGGGGCTATTCTCGTCAGAAGACGCCTCCCCGGCCTCCTCCGTGGCTTCGGCGGCCACTCTCGGGGGTGGCGGCACGTCGGCCCCGGCGGCGCTGGCGCCGAGTCCCAGCTATTCAGCGGGCGCCAATCAAACTGTTAATCAAGAAACGAATATCACGATCGACGGGGCGAACAATCCGCAGGCAGTAGGTCAGGCAGTAGCCGGCCAGCAGTCCCGCGTTAACGGCGACATGGCACGTAACATGATGGGAGCAGCGCGATGAGCGGTTTTCTGCAGCAGATTCTATCGCCGGTCGTATTTCGTCCCCGCCGTCGTTTCGAGGAGTTCACCAGATACTTGACCATCGATGAGAGTGGCGAGGACGAGCTAGTCATTACTGAACATCCGGTCCAGGCCGGCGCTGAGATAACCGACCACGCCTATAAAAAGGCGGCTACGTTGAGCATGAATGTGCAATTCAGCGCGGCGGAATCTTTGGAGCCACTTGACGAAACATACCGCCGCATGTTAGAATTGCAGGAATCGCGGATTCCGTTTGACGTTGTTACCGGGAAACGCGTCTACAACAACATGCTGTTTAAATCTCTTAAGGTGACCACAGACCGGTTCACGGACAATGTGTTGGCGATTTCGATGCAGTTGAAAGAAATCATCATCACAAACGTAACGGTCACTACAGTACCGCCACGGGCAGACCAGAAAGAACCGGGGCGCACGGGGGCCACCGAAAAAGCCGGACAGAAAAAGCCACAAGAATTGCCAGATCAACCGCGCCGACAATCGGCCCTTAAAAAAGCAGCCGGCTTATTTTAACATGGAAAGACTCTTCACCATTCCATTGATCGCCACCCCGCAGACGTTTAACATCGTTCTTGCGGGGCGACAGCTGACATTGACCAGCAAATGGAATGAGAACAACGGATGGTTGCTTGATTTTTATGACGGCGTGACAGCGGACCCGTTGGTCATGGCCGTTCCGTTGGTGACCGGCGCCAATCTCTTGGAGCAATATGAATATCTGGGCATACCGGGCGCCCTGGTTGTTATGACCGATGGCGACGAATTTGCGGAGCCTACCCAAACCAATCTCGGCAATGAAGCCAACCTGTACTACTTGGTAGATATCCCATGACCGGGCAGGCGCAATACGGGCGAAGATGCAATTTGGTGCTGTCCAATTCCGCCGGCAAAGGGCTGGATGTGTCTGAGCAGCGCATCAAGTTCGCAATCAAGAAAACGGATGGGCAAACACCAAACACCGCCATAATCCAGGTATATAATCTCTCCAAAGAAACGATGAACGAGATTCAAGCCGAATTCAACAGTGTACTGCTGCAAGGCGGCTATGAATCGAACTATGGTGTTATATTCTCCGGCAACGCCATCCGCATCGGTCGCGGTAAGGATGCAAACAACACTGACACATTCTTAGAGATTCAAGCTGCAGACGGCGATGCTGCATACAACTTCGCTGTGGTCAATGCCACAATCTCTGCCGGCGCCACCCAACGGGATCAGATCGAAACCGCCGCCAAGGTCATGCGGTCAAAAGGCATAGAATCCGGGTTCATCGAAACCGATGAAACCACGGCCCTGCCGCGCGGCAAAGTGATGTACGGGATGGCGAGGGATTACCTGCGCCAGTCGGCTCAATCGTCAGCAGCGTCCTGGACCATACAAAATGGCGTGCTCCAAATGGTGCCGCTGACGGGTGTCCTGCCGAATGAAGCAATCGTTTTGAATAGCAAGACTGGTCTTATCGGCCAAGCCACCCAAACAAACACCGGCATCAAATTCCGCAGTCTTCTTAACCCGTTCTTGCTTGTCGGCGGTGCCGTGCAAATCAACGAGGACGACATCGCGGAAGGCCAACTCGAAACACCGTCTGACGATCCGAAGACGACGAAGAAAAAAGACTCCAAAACCAAAACTCTGGCGACCATCGAAACTGATGGCTTTTACCGCGTCATTACCTTGACTTATACGGGCGACACGCGCGGGAATGATTGGTATTGCGAGGGTGAATGCCTCGATATCGACACCACCGTTGAATCTAAAAAATCTGTGCAGGCTAATTGAATGGACCGTAGAGAGCTTTTCGATGATCCGGAAGAGTCCGCGCGCATGGCGCAAGACGGCCTCCAGGCGAAACTGTGGACATGCATGCCGGGGATCGTCGAAAGCGTTGACCTGGACAGACAGACTGTGTCGGTACAGCCGGCTATTCGGGGGTGGGTGACGAATGAACAGGGCGTTGCCTCTTTAGTTAATTTGCCACTTCTGGTCGATGTCCCTATAGAGTGGCCGCGTGCCGGCGGATTTGCTATAACCTTCCCGATAAAGCCGGGCGACGAATGCAGGGTCAGCATAGCCAGCCGGTGCATAGACGCGTGGTGGCAATCAGGCGGCATCCAGGCGCCAATCGAAGACCGTATGCACGACCTTAGTGATGCCTTTGCTTCATTCGGTCCGACATCCCAGCCGAAGCGTTTGGAGAATGTGCAGACAGATGGTATGGAGCTTCGCACCGATGACCGCAGTGTATATATCCGAATTACCGAAGCCGGTATTATCATCAAAGGCAATATCGTACATGAAGGTAATACGACGCAGACCGGCACCCTAACTGCAACTATTGTCAAAACAGAAGCTGGCGTCGGCCTTGGCACACACGACCACGGTACGGGTTCGTTGATAGCTGGCAAAACGCCGGGTCCAAACGCCGTCTAGGGGATCGCATGCGATACAGAAAACTGGACCAGGATAACGATATGCAATTCGGCAACCAACAGGCCGATTTTTATCGGGATGTTCCGGAGGCCCCCGCCCAGGCAGTCGGCACCCGATTGCGGCTTGTGTCCGGCGAATGGTACCTGAATATCAACGAAGGCACTCCCTATCAGGGGGGTGTGCTAGGGAAATATACCAAAGATTCCGCTGATCCGGTCATCAGGTCGCGCATTCTTGGAACTCAAGGAGTCGATTCGATTCTTGATTACGAATCCGGCTTCGATCCAGATACCCGCGCATTCGCGGCGCGCGGCGAAATCAACACGATATACGGCCCTGCGCCAATTAACGAGGTTTTGTAAATGGCTATTCCTCAGCTCGTGTATGTGGACGAAACCGGATACCATTATGCCGACTACCCCACCGTATTGGCCTATTACCAAGAGTCATATCGCGCGATTTATGGCGCGGACGTTTATTTGGAGCCGGACAGCCAAGACGGCCAATGGGTGGCTATCCAAGCTCAAGCAGCATATGATACCATGGCTCTTGGTGCTGCAATATACAACAGCTTCTCACCATCAACAGCTCTAGGCGATGCGCTGTCCCGTAACGTCAAGATCAACGGCATCGCCCGTAATGCTCCTACGTTTTCGAATGTGGATGTGGTTATCGTCGGCCAAGTTGGCACCGAAATCACGGACGGAGCTGGGGAGGGTATCGATGGCGTAAAATGGCTGCTGCCGGGATCGGTCATCATTCCAATATCCGGCGAAATCACTGTAAATGCCACGTGCGCCACTCTTGGTGCTATCCAAGCTGGCGCCGGCACAATTGTAAAAATTTCTACCCCAACACGCGGCTGGCAGACTATCAATAACCCTCTGGCAGCGGTCGCCGGGAACCCTGTAGAAACTAACGCTGAGCTTCGCGCTCGACAACGAGTATCTACAGCGTTGCCGTCGCTAAGTGTACTGGATGGCTTGACCGGCGCCATAGCAGACCTTGATGATGTGACCCGATATCGGTCCTACGAAAACGACACTGATGCGCCGGATGCAGATGGCTTGCCGGAACATAGCATCGCAATTGTCGTCGAAGGCGGGGATGTTCAAGAAATCGGCGACACGATCGCCAGAAAGAAGACACCTGGAACCGCCACTTACGGTACGACCAGCGTCGACACCTATGACAAATACGACCTGCTGAATGTCATCAACTTTTTCAGGCCGACCAATGCCACCATCACCACCAAAATAACCTTGAAGGCTCTGCAGGGATACACTACCGGTTACGAAGATTTAATAGCCCAGGCCGTGACCGACTTTTATAACGGCCTGCTGATTGGCGATGATGTCATCCACTCCAGGGTATACACCCCGGCCAACCTTCCCGGCACTCAGGCCGGCACTACGTATGATATCACAAAAATTGAACTCGGCAAAAATGCCGGTGTTCAGGCAGAAGCCAACGTTATTATAGCATTCAACGAGGTAGCGCTGGGTGACATGCCCGACGTCACCTTTGTGTACATCTAATATGAGAACTGTCGACGATTATTTAGGGCTTATCACCAGTCAGCATCGGCTGAAACCGAAATTTGTCGATACGGTTACGCTGACTGTTGCTCCGTTTGCACAACTCCAAGAAGTGCTGGCCAGTCTGCCGCAAAAGTTCGATGTAGACGATGCCGTTGGCGTGCAGTTGGATGCTGTCGGCGAATGGGTCGGTGCGTCGCGATATCTCAACACGCCGCTAACAGGCGTTTATTTCACATGGGACGGCCTGGAGGCCGAGGGTTGGGATTTCGGCACCTGGATCGGCCCATTTGATCCAGTATCCGGCTTGGTATCTCTGCCGGACAGCGACTATCGCATCCTGATCAAGACTAAAATCGCGGCAAACTCTTGGGACGGTACCATCCCGGAAGCATATCGGATATGGGAAACTGTTTTCGCGGATTCTTCGATCCTAATCCAAGATAATCAAAACATGACTATGACAGTCGGCGTTGCCGGCACTGTACTGTCATCCGTGACCCAGGCGCTGTTGGTCGGAGGTTATATACCCCTGAAACCGATGGGAGTAAGGGTCAATTACTATGCGATCGGCCCGACCGATGCTCCGCTATTTGCCTGGGATGCTGACGCAAGCGCGGCCTTGGCTGGATGGGACATCGGGGTATGGGGCAAAATTCTTACACCATAAAGAAGGACAATCATCATGGCTACAAGCGAAATCCTACCGTTTGCACAAGGTGTCGGTGCAAACGTAGACACACAGGCAGCTTATTTGGCGGATGTGCAGAGACTCAGCGGCCAGCAGCCCGGCATAGCTCGTTCTGCTTTCAACAATAAAGCATTGCTCCAATCTACGGTGATGGCATCTGCTTTGGCTGAATTCATAGCCGCCAATCAAGCAAATAACGTAACCGACCAGTCTACAATCGCCAACTTAAATACTTGGCTGGGCGATGCATTGCGCGCATCCCTTGGCATCACTGCTCCGCAGTTCGATAATGATCTGTCGTTGGCTACCACCGCATTTGTGCAACGTGCCGCCGGTAATCTTAGTGATTATATGTTCGTGTCGAGCGCTCAAGTTTTGACGGCAGCGGCAGCCGGCAAAGTATTGGGCCTATCCGGCAGCGGTTATACGGTAACTATGCCGGATGCGTCAACAGTGTTGATAGGCACAACAATAACGATAGTTGGCCAAGCCAACACTTTGCCGATAGCCATAAACCGTGCTGCGGCGAATACGTTTACGGTAGGGTCAAATGCGGGCGTAACAAGCGTCACAGTACCTCCCGGCGAAACATTGACATTGACGGCTGTAAGTGCTTCTACATGGCTTGCGACCGGCGGATCGCGGCAAGCGTCGTTTGGTTCTACTTTTTTCTCGCTGTTGTCCCCAAACGGTTATCAAAAACTTCCGAGCGGATTGATTATCCAATGGGGTAGCGCGACATCAGTAGGAACCTCTCCCGGCAACTGTCCCGCGACTTTACCGATAGCATTTCCCACTGGCGGGCTGCACGGCTACGCCATTCAAAACGGTGCATCACATGTGGTTAGTATGACTAGTATCAGCACAACGACCGTCGTATATGATGTATGGATCAGCACCACAGGTGTGCGCGCAGCCGCTTCGCCAATCCAATATATTGTAGTCGGCTACTAACTATTCTGGCACAATTGCCCATAGCATGCAGGTGATTATTATGTTTTATTCAAAATCAACAGGCGGTTTTTACAATTTCGAAATCCACGGCCCGCGACTGATATCTGCGGTCGACCCGGCGTTTGAATGGCCGCAAATCGAAGTGGCCAATCCGGCATACGATG